AAATTTCTAGTACTTGAAAATTTTATTGCTATCACGGCTCTGATAAAGTTTCTTGAAACATACAACATTTCTTATATATTCACAGACTCGCATTTATATACTTTCGATAAACAAGTTTTATGTAATAAGGAATTTGATTCGGGATTCTTAGATTTGTTTCCAACCGTCGATGAACCTTGCAGGATGAAGAATTTGATACAACCCGAGGCACGGATATTTCATATATTGGGGCATTATACTACAGAATTCTATACAAAGTTTTCGGACATGGTGTGTGATTACATTGTAGATAAGTTTAAAGATAAATTTTAATATGTCTCGTTTTAAATTCTTACTTGCAAACGGGGATAGTTATGTAGCGGGCGCCGACACTGCTCTCGATGAATTTTATCCTCGGTTTTCTCAGTTGTATCTTCCCAATGACAAGGCAAAGAAGAATATCCATCAATGGGATGCATGGCCTAAAGCAATATCTAAGGATCAAGGCAAATTTGCTGATTATTGTAAAAAGTGTTTGGAATACTCTTATCCTTCTCAACTGGCATCGTTGCTTGATATCTCGTCAATGAATATTGCTGTTTCCGGCCAGTCGAATAGTGTTACTGCAGCTACTACAATTGGATACATCGAAGACCATCTTTTGTCGAAATATCAGCCTGAAGAAATTTTGGTATTGGTAGGACTTACAAGTTTTGATAGACTTAAAGTTCCATCGCCTGCGAATGCAGAATACGATGATATTCCCACACAGTACGGATGTAAAAGCATGATACTAAAATATCAAAACAGAGATATTCCCTACGATGTTCAAGATTATTTTGAAACTGCTACAGATAGATACTTGGCCTTAGAAAATATAGTAACGATTTTAGGATTAATCGATTATTTGAAAATTCGAAATATTTCTTATATTATAACTGAATCTTCTCTATATAATCGCTGGATTGGCAATATCGACACAAAATTTCCTGAAAGATTTAATGAACTATTTTATATGCCAGAGGAAAAATTAAGGTTTCAATCGGTGATCAACTCCTGTGATCAGATTGTAACAGAGTTTGATCATTATGGAAAGGAAGCTCATGTACGATTTGCTAAAATTTTACATGAGCATATAAACGAAACTTTTTTATAAAAGATTTTTTGTTTGAGATTTGATGTCGGTTTTTAACTTTTCGACATTTATTTCAAATCTTATATTTTTAATATCTCTTTGATATTCTTCAAGAATACTTACAAGTCGATCTGCCAGTAAGTTTTGATCAGCTTCTAATTCTCTGAGATCGATTTCCCAAATTCTTCCATCTTGGAATTCTATCCTAAGAATTTCAAGATAAGATACTGGCATGGTATTCATGCGTAAATCTTCGAAAACTTCTGGCCACTGTTTGACTAAATGCTCGGGTGGCCTGAAAAGATTTTTAGGCACCTGATACTACTTCTTCTTTTTTACTGATTGCTTTCTTGGTCGGTGGATCTAACTCGTCGGCTTCTCTTCTCAACCTTGCAGCTTCTTTGTACATTGCATCTGCTTGACTTCGATAGCTTCTTGCTAGATCTTTGTCAGTGAGCGGCTGATTAGTTTTTTGAGCAGTGTGTGTTGCAACGGGTTCTGCATTATTTTCTTTTCGAATTGGTTCTGTTGGTTTTGCTCCAGATACCAAACTAGCTAATTCGTCCACAGGGATGTTTTTCTGTTCTGCAATCAATAGATTTAATTCACTTAATGCAATATTTGAATTATGTGTGGGGGTCATAATGACCATGTCAGTGGCTACCTTTTGCAGTCTACCATCTTGTTGCATGGCAACTAACATTGGACGACCATCCGGAAAATGACGAATGTGCATAATTTCCCCAAATTCGTTGACCTGTTGACCTTGTTCGCTTTCGAGTAACTGCATTAAGGAATCGTGATATGCATCGGTAATTGAAGAAACTCCTATTACCAGCGCAGAATTAGAATCTCCAGGCAACGTTCTAAATGCTACAACAACTTTGGCCCCTGTATTTTTCATACGGCCAATGTGTTTAATAGTTTGCATATTATTGTTCCTTTTTACTAACTGATTCTAAGAAACTAGTTAATCTATTGTAGACTTTTCCAACTGCTTCTAATTCTGCAGCTTTGAATGTTCCACGTTGACTAGCGACATCGATGATGCTTCTAATAGCAGACAGATCGTTGATATTGAGATCTGGTGTTTGTGTAGAAGCTTCTGTGGGCTGTTGCTGTGTCTGTTCGTCTTGTACGGGCGTGTTTTCAACATGTTCGGTCATTTTTATCTCCTTAGAAATGGACATGCTAACATAAAATAAGTTAGTTCTTTTTCGTTTTCGAACCCAATATACCATGAGGTATTTAAACGTCCTTGATCTCCGATTTCGTAAGGTCTTGAAAATCCAAACCGTCCTTTGCAGTGACCAACGACCCAATCTTCTAGTTTTGAAGATATTTCAAAATCTGTAATTTTGGTCTTAGAAAAATGAGGAGGAATCCTACTCATCTTTCTTTCGTTTAAAACATCAAGTGTATTAATATTCATCGCAAATATTTATGAAGTGATTATTTTGCAGACTCTAAATCTGATTGCAGTCTTTTGGCCATGGCCTTTGATTGACCTAATTTTCTAACGTCACCAGAAAACAAATATAATTCGAAGGCAGATTTTTCTGATAGTACTGTTACATTGATTTTGTCTATGTGCCATGGTGAGTTAATAAATTGATCTAACCAGAGGTAAATTTGTGGACTGATTTTAAGTTCTTTTGGTAGAGCGATTTCGTAGATTTTTATTTCTGCTTGCTCTATTATAAACTCTAGTGCTTCGGTGGTCAACCGCAGACCACCGATCTTTTTCGTCCTAAGATTATGCCACCATTTATTTCTATGTATTTTTATTGATTCGTTGTCTGTTACTCGACCTGCTGCTTTTAAAAAAGTTCGAGTATACTGTTCTTTGAGATCCATTAAAGCACTTGGCCAGTGGTTAATTTGTAAACCTGAAAGTCTGAAGTTTTAAATAACTTATTCAGTTTTTTGGCAAGATTATGAGCATGACCGGGATTACTGAAACTGACTTTTTTATATTTTGGACCAGGATTAGCCGCAACTAAATGACCGCTTTTTAAGTTAAACGGTTGACCGCGATAGAACACAGCCCAGATGGCTTCGCTTTCTAGGATCTGTTCAATTTTATAGTTTTCCTTGTTTACATGTTCAAGGATGATTTTCGGTTTAGGTCTTGACATTATATACGGGTTCCAATAACCACGTATATATTTATATCTAATTGAAACTACCGCCGTCAAATTTCACATCGATATTAGATGACGATTCTCTGAGTTCTTTTAACATTTGATGTATTTCTTGAACAGTGGAACCTAGATTAGATGTTAACATAGCTAGATCGTATACTAATTCTTTTGATTCTTGTATAGTAATACGTATTTCTTTCTGATTTGACCGTTCGGCTGTATTAATACGTCCTAGCAGTTTTTCTATAGCCGGCATCTTAGTTAGATTATTTTGAGACATTTGAAAGTACCTGTTTCATTTCTAATTCTGTTTTAAACGGGCCCTTATAGTCGTAACGTTGTAGTGTAATTAATTTAGGGCAAAAACTCTTAACCCAACCTTTGTCGAATTTAATAACATAGTAACCGGCACAATAAAGACTCTTGGAATCACTACTTTTGGTAAACAACGGAAGTTTCCGTTTGATATCAAACATAGAATTATGAGGCTCTGTACTGGTGGCAAATCCGTGAACTTCGTTGGGCAACGCATTATCTGATTCTTTGACAATTTTAGCAACAAAGAAATTTTTTCCAAATTCTTTGGTTACTTTTTCTTTATTATCAAATATTTTAACTCCGAGCTCGTTGCTTAGAACAAAATGATTGTCCTCATTTTTTCTAAGAGTGGCAAATTTAACACCGTTGTGTTCTACAATCCAAAATTTATTTTCGATAATAGGTTTAGCATGTAACTCTGTCATATGAATACCTCGCATTAAGTGGTTCGGCGTAACTCTGTGCTTGATCTGCAATTTTTTTAAGATCGTACAAATTGCAAAATTTAATTAATCTAATACCAACTTGACTGATATTTTTATCAGCTTTAGTGGCTTCGTTGATAGTTTCTCGAATAATTTCTTTTATGTTTTCTGGTTGATGACTTAGATCAATAAGTCGTCGATTGCGTTCATAATCTTCTAGTACACGATGTTCTACTCCCTCGTGGTCAGCCCATCTCTGAAGCATGAGATTGTTCCACGCATATCCGCGGCTTTTACGATCTTCGAACGCTTCAGTAAGACCCACCTTTTTGCTTGTGCCTTTAGTACGCACACCCGGATACGCTGAGAAGACATTATCACTGGTATCACCACGCATGCATTTTTCAAACAACAGCCATTCTGGATTTGGTGCTGCTTTAGGTTGTTGGGTTTTTTTATCGATGATTGATTTACCTTTGTCATCGAAGATTCCTTGATGTGTGATATGGTGTTCCATCACGCCATTATATTGTGCTACGTTAGGTGAGATAAGTTGTACAAAATCTGTATCTGTGCTGATAATTACGTGATTGTCTTTAGGATGATGCTGAATCCATCCAGCAATAAGATCGTCCGCTTCTAGTTGGGAGTGTTGTAATACTGTACAATTAGTTTTGTCTTTGATAAAATCTTTGAAAGTATCGAATGCTTCCCAAAACACTCTTTCTTCTTCTTGTTCTTTTTCGTTATGAGCAGCACGAGTTTCGGAACGATTACGTTTATAAGGAGCATAGAAATCCTTTCTCCATGATCTCCCTTCTAAACAGAAAATAACATGACTACCGTTAAACTGTTGCCATGCTTTACGAATCGAGTTTAATGTGATATGAAAGGCCATGCCTAATTTAATATCAGCATCCCCGTTTATGGCATGTCTTGCACGAAAGAATGTGTTAGCAGTATCAACTAAAATATATGTCATTTATTGTTTCTTTTTACAGATCTTATATCGATGACGCCAGTGTTTACGGGACCTCCGTAATCACCATCGACTACAACGTTGGCACAGAGCTCTCGGAACCAACGATCTACAATTTCTTCGTCCTTATCACCTTCTTCACCGTAACCTTCTTGTTTTAATTGTAACACAAAATATTCATTCCAGTCAAGTTCAAAAAAACCGTTTCTCACGTTATCTTTATTGACATGAGTGTCAAGTACTCCGACCCAGGGTTCTTTTTTGCGTGTGGCTCGATCTTTTGGATTTAACTTAGAAAGTTGTTCTACTTCTCTAGCACGTTCTGCTGCCGCTGTGGCTTGTTCTGCTAGTTGTTTAGCTTCTTCGGCAGTTTTGATTGATTCGGCAGCTTCTGCTTTGATTTTATCAATGCCAAATAATTTTTCAATCCATTTGTTCATTAGGTCCCCCACTCATTTTTAAATAACGGTACTTGCAGTCTATCGCTGTATCTTAGTCCCATTTTCATGGCTAACTCTGCTACACGGCGATTGTTTAATGCATAGACACTTTCTATTCCGCCTACTGGCATGAGATATGCAGGTCCTGTGAATCCTTCTGCTCGATAAATGTCAATAGCTTCAAGTGCTTCTTCTGCGTCTTCTTCTGTAGATACGACAAATTTCAAATAGGTATAGCCGTATTCTTCGTACTGACAAATAACTTCGGGTTTAATTGCTTCATCGGGATGCTCACCGCTAACTGACAGTTTAGGGCTAACTGAGAACGTCAACGAATTATGTCCGCGGCCGAGATTTATAGTTCCATTATGGTGCCATTCTCGATGTAACCAATTGGCAAACTCATCAGTGAGTAGTTGAGTACCGTTGGTCTCGAAAGTAAGTTCTTTCAACTCTTTCATGTTTGGATGACTCAACAGATCTGGATAAGCACGTTGCCATCCTAGCAATGGCTCCCCGCCGGTGATAACTAGGTGTTCGTCTTCCCAGCGATTGTACGGAAGGATCTCCATAATTTGGTCGACGATAGCATCGCTCTCTAACATCGGACTCAGATCTTTGAATTCAGGCATCCATGATGCATAGCTGTCACAACCTGTGCTAACTAACGGAAGCTCTTCATATTTTTGAAAAGGTGTAACCAATGAATGTGTAGCTGCAATACCAGCAGCCTCCATACTTAATTCGCCACGGGGCATGCCAAAGCCTGCACACTTGAAGTTACAACCAAATGTGCGTAGAAACACAGACGGGACACCCATATAGCGGCCTTCGCCCTGGATGCTGTAAAACAGCTCTGCTATTTTAATTTTGCTCATAGATAGTGGACCACTTTTTTAATTTTTCAAATTTTTGATGCTTGGCTAATTCGATGGCAGTTGTCGATACAATACCTAAGTCTTGAAGCAATTCTATCATAGCAATTACATCGCCTAGTTCTACCTCGAGATGTTCTTTATTAGTGAGAGGTTTTCCGGGTTTATGATTTTCAAGACCGAATCTAAAGCATTTAGACACTGCCTGAGTTACTTCGGCACATTCTTCTTGTAGAATGGACATAATTTCTCTGGTTTGTTCGTTCATGGGGATTCCTGCTTAGACAATGACCAAGAACCGTCGTTGAGATCAGTCCAGGTTAAAATATCTCCTTCTCTCCAACCTGCTGTCTCTAAGAGATCTGGAGGGAATGTTAAAATACATTCACCGGTAGAGGGATCTTCCTCTACTTCTAATGTCCACGATCTAGGTTTTGTGCATTGATTCATACTTTTTCCTTTGATATTCCTCTAACCGTAACTTACGACATTCTTCTTTGACAACAATAGGTATATCTGGATGCCATTCGGCCATACCGCAATCATAGACTCTTTCCGATGGCTCAAAATTTACAAATAAAAATAATGCAATAATTGCCAATACAAAAATAACAACATTTTTCACAGATATTCACCTATCAGTAACAAACATAGTATAGCATCTTTTTCTTCTTTGAACAAGAACTTCATCGAATCTTCGTTACTTTTAGTAGAGTATCTATGTCCCGGCAAACCGAAATGTTCCATGATCTTGGCACATATTTCGTTCCACCAAATATTACTTTGATTTTTCCAAAAAACAGTTATGACATTATTCATTGACGTCTCTGGTAAATCTATTTAGAAAACTTTCTATATAGCAACTAAACTCTCTACATTCGTTTGAAGTAGAATTATATTTTCTATAATACACCCAGGTGTTTCCCTCGATGTCTATGACATCGATCACTTGAAATTTTGTGTAATCACTACCGACCCATGTCGATCCTGGTTCAACCTTATTATTGTTGTAAGACATGCTCGACCCCCTTTCTTAAAGTTTCGCAGACTTCTCGATTTCCTAATATATTATAATGGTTTATGTCTCCTTTGTAAAGAGGCCAATTAGGAGAAAAGTCAATAAAATTTTTTTCAATTTTAAGATCAGCCACGACCGGAATATGACCTATCGCGATATATGGAATTGTAATCAGCCGATTTATTTCTTGACGCATCAGAGAATAGATGTCGGTTTGATAGTCGTCGTCGAAAATATGTTTGAAAAATAGTTTGGCTGCGAGTATTCTTCTATCAAACCAATGATTTCGATTTTCAATATCTGTAAAAATTAAATCGCAATTTTTGTGTAAATCATTAGAGTGTATGGGATGATTTTTAATATGTATTCTACTAGGACTTGTATGAGACACAATAACTAGATCGTACTGATTTAGATTTTCTGATTGTATTTGCTTTAGAATTTTGTATTCGCCGATCCCCGCCTGTGCTATATTCTTAACGTTGTAGATATTACTTAATAAATTTGGCCAACCCGAAGTTTCCCCGGGACAAGGAGCTGCGAAACTATCCCCGGCGATTAAAATCTTGATTGTTGGATAAGCCATAGAATACACTTTATTTTTACTACTTTCTATAATTTCCTTTTTCCGGTATGACATGCCTAACACCACCTCTAGGATCTGACATGTCACCATGACGACGCGGGATTAGATGTATGTGCGGATACATCACAGTTTGCCCAGCAGCTTCTCCCCAGTTCATACCGATATTAAATCCGTCCCATTTTCCTAGTTCTACCATCTTTTTTCCATGTGCTAAAGCATCTGCAAAACAGTCTTCGATAACACCATCGGCTGAATATTGGGGAACGAATAATAAATGTCCCTCAGTGACCGGATATCGATCTTTAAATACTGTTACATGAAAATCGTCTCGAACTACATCGTCCCAAGGCGCTACGCCTGCAGCTTTGGCATCTTCGAGTGTGTCGTATATTTTCATCTTTTAAAACCCTTATGTTCTTTCGGTAATCGATCTTCTTTGATTACAAATTCTAGACCGGCCATAGAGCCTACGTAGGCATTGTTCATATATGTCATTCTTAATTTTACTGTATTAATTGCAACCTCTAAAAATACCTTAGGTTTGTGATTAAGAATAAATGCATCAACTTCTTTGTTTCGATCGGTGCAGAATACTTTTATGTCACTCATTTAGTCCACCAATCTTCATAAGGAAATTCGATCCAGACATTCTGTTCTGCTTTATTAATTTCGAATCCAATATAATCCATTTTAACTTCACACTTGCTGGATAGATTATCTACAATCACGGCAAATCTAATATTATTGTTCCAGATCGAATTCCATTTAGTGTCGTTGGGATAACAAAGCTCTGGCCAGTCATTCATTAGCCAGTTTAAAGTAGATCCTTGATCATTGATGTCGTCTACTATTAATATATTTTTACCAGAAAATGCATCTTCGGCTAAACCACAATCGCTAACGGTGTCGATGTGATCTCTTAAACTAATCTGGAGAGGTTTCATTGGAAGATTGAACCATTGACTCAGCATAACAGCAGGAATCAATCCCCCTCGACTAATGCCTACTATATAATCTGGTTTCCAATCGCTTTGAACTATATTCCTGATTATCTTTGCAACTAGTCCATTAAATTCAGACTGATTGATAATTTGTTTTTTCATAATTTACCTTTCTCTGTAACATATAATCTTCGTTCATGATCCATTGGTCGTTGACTAAGAATCCCCATTCTCGTCGTTGGGGACCGGGCATAAACAAAGTCCATGCTGTTACTCCTTGTTTTAATTCTATTCTATGATAGCTGTTGGGACTACAAATGCGAAAATGTCCCGGACCCCTCCAGTGTCTCAACTCTCTGACTTTCTTACCCAGGGCATCAAATTCTGGAACCCATTCGTAATAACCGCCTCGTAGAATCAATGTTGCGTAGGGCCATGGATGATCGTGAACATCGTCCGGATCTCCTTTGAGGAATTTATGTAAGAATACATTAAATGGAAAAATTTTTCGATCTTTAAGAAACAGATAGTAGCGTTCTAGATATGGTTCGTTGTCTACACGATCCATGATAATACGCTTACGTCCTAATTTTTCTAATAGTTTAAGAAACATAAATTTCCTCTTCTAGATATCTTTTTAATTCTTTGTCTGTGGGTTTTACTGTATAATTTTTCTTGAAAAATATTTCATAACTATCCGACCCGTATTTTCCAATACCGTATAACTCTTCTGCATTGACGCCGTCCCAGACCAAATAATTTTTGCTCATTTTAACCAGTCGAGTATATCGAACGTTAGACATCCCCAGTGGCGAGATAATTCCTTTGACAAACTCTTCGTCTGCATTAATTAACGCTTGGGGAGTTGGGAACCAGTATAGGAATTCAGGTAAGGTCATTTTTACAGTCTTTCGACTTGTTTGATTCAACATGATCACCCCCACCATATGTTCCCATGAGTTAGTGATCTGTTGTTGCACCATTAAGTTGTCTCTCAACGGTTCAAAAAAATTCATTTTTCTGTTTCCTATCTTGGCGCAAATTCTTGTTGCAGTTTGATGTTGTCGAAGAACTCTTTTTTTGTGTTACCGTCATCTTTGAAAGCACCTTTTAATACAGTTGTTTGTGTTAGACTAGAATGTGCCATGATGCCTCGGTTTTCACAACATCCATGAGTCGCTTGAATGTATACTGCTACGTTTTCTGAGTCGGTGGCTTTGGAGATCTCCCTAGCAATGTCGTTACAAAGTTCCTCCTGGAGAGTACCTCGTCTTGCACACCACTGTGCGATGCGTGTGTACTTGCTAAGTCCAATGAGTTTCTGTGCGGCAATAATGCCAATATAAGCAACGCCATTAACGGGTTGGTGATGATGGCTACACATACTGCGAAGCTCGCTACGAACAACCAACATACCTTCGTAGCGGTCCTCCGAATCATTTGGAAATGCTGTTGCGTCGGGTGCTGGGTCATATCGTCCTGCCATAATTTCATTGAAGTACATTTTAGCCAATCGGCGAGCAGTACCTTTGCTGTTATGATCGGTTTCGCGATCAATCAGCAACCGATCAAGCACAGTTTCAAAAGCTTCAGCGGCTTCGTCGATTAGTTGTTCTTTGTTTTCTTCGGTAACATATTCGCTAATGTTATCGCCTGCCCAGAAACGTTTGCCTTCACGTTTCATTTTAAAACGTAGATGATCGCCTAAGTATGCTTCTTGGTAGTCTTTATCATCGTCGCCTTGTTGTTCTGCGCCAGCAAGTGCGTTTCTTATTTCCTGATCTCGTTTTAAGAGTTCGGGTGGTGTTGGATTGCCCATGTATTACTCCGAGTTAATGTCGTGGATGACATATATTATATTATTTTAACATCTCTAATAGTTTATTGCAACTAAAAAAGTTTTCTTTTAGTATATCTACCTGTTTATTTAGGCTAGGTATACGAGTTCTATAATTTTCCATATGATCTATAATTGTTTTACAGATGTCTGGACGATGTACGGTATAAGCGTCAACAGATTCAGTCCATTCGCTAGGATACTTAAATGTATCTAACGCCATTTCGCTGTAGCTTAGACGATCCGGTACCATTGGAATAGCATCTACAATTGCACCTTCGTACCAACTGATACCGAGTGTTTCTTGTAGGTTGGCACTGAATACCATTTTAGCTTCGCCTAACAAATTATGATATTCATTTTTTGTCAATTGCCGATCTTGACAAACAACAAACTCGTATTGCGGCAACTGATGTTTTAGATCTCTAAACATTTCAACCTGCTTCTCTGGAGCAATACGATGCGGGAACAAGATGAGATCACGCTTGGGCATGTTCTTATACATCAGCAGAGTATCCTGCATATATTCCATAGGCCAACCAGTACGAACCATTTTACCGCTATCGTACCGCTCGGCAAAGTCTTCTTCATACCAGGAATTTTCACTAGGGTATCCGTCTTCTAGTAATTCATCTATGAATAATTTAACATGGAACTCGGTAGCAAAGTAGTTATGATCAAACGCATGATAGAAACTCTTCTCGGCATGTCGGACCCATTTAGCTTTGCCAACTAATCTTCCCAAGAAGTCTTGCGGATCATAACTGCCAGCATGCCATAATCCGTGTGTTGTTACTGGGATACCTAGTAACTTACTCATGTATTTTAAATTTATAATGCCTGGATGCCAAGCGTCAGTAAAAAGAAAGTGATCACCAGGTTGGACGGATCCGCTACAAAATAAACGACCCAATTGCTCAACTTGACTAGCCTTGTATACATTAGTTCCGCCGAAATTAAGAAAAGCACCAGGGGTAGTAGCACTAGGAATATCATTAGGTCCTGAAATAATTTTAACATTGTGTCCAGCCTTTCGTAAAAGAGCAGGCACATGGGTCTTCCATTGACCCGTGTACCTTGTCTCGACTGCTTCTAAATCAACGAGAAAAACGTTGCTCATTACGTCTTCCGTTGTTATCCCAACGAGGATTCTTTCCTTGATAAGGCCTGCGTGGACGCTTATTAGCTAGAAAAGCCTGATAGTTTTTTGAATCTCTTCGATAGAGGTCTGCAGGATTAAAGTCGCAGAGTTCTAACCGACACCAATCTAAATATTCCTCGAGATCATCCCAAATCTTCACGACGTCCGGCCGATTTTCAAAATAAGCATAATCTCTGTAATTACGAGCCATGATAAAATATTTCCTTATATCAGTATTTGATGAAACTACCATTTTCTCCGTCTTCGGAGACCTCAATCCAAACCTCACGGTTAGGATACTTTGCTTGAATCTGAGCGTATAAATCGTCGCTCATCATCTCACAACTCTTATGATCAAGATTCAAAATGGAACCCTGACCCATATACAATGATTCACACCAGCGTTTGAACTGGATGAACTCGATATCCCTGTCATTGTGCTGCACACTGATCCACACCCTGAAATGAAAGATGTGGCGATGAGGACTAGCAAGAAACGATACATCATATTGATCTCCTGTTGCTAAGTTAGGATCTGTTGCGGCTGCCGGATATGCATGAATGCCTTCCTTACAAAATGTAATCCAGATCATTTTATTAGGACGAATGTCTTGTCGAATAATCATCTCAACTGCTCCAACGTGATAATTTTTGATAATTCTTGACCAAGGTCTTTATCATCGGTGACTACGTGTAAACTATGTCTATTTTCATCGTTCTTACGATCATACTTAGTGGTTTCGATTATGGTTCCGCCGCCCGCGCCATATATATTCAGTCTAAATCCTTGCGACTGAATATTCGGTCCTTCGGTGTCGGCTGTTACATAACAGTCGTTATCTTCGGTCTCGTCCATGAGCCATTTTCGTAATCGTTGTTTAAATGTTTTTTTCATTTTTTTTACTTCTGTTGTTTGAATTGATCTTACATGTTTAATTTGATTAGCACCGACAATCCTTGGAATTCTTTTTGGCTTCACAGACGATACTACTGTATATCCATTACTCATTTAACAATTTCATCCTTGCTATATTGATCCCAATCTGTGAAATGATCTCTTCCTAGCAGGTCCTGTAGATTATGGCACCACACTCCGGGATTGGTTGCTGCAAAATCTTTGTCGTCGATTTTAAGTGTGGCATTGTAGCCGAGTTGACCAATATAAGGCAATTTTACACTGATTTGTGGAATAAATCTACGTTTTTCGGTAAGACCGCTTTCGAGTAATCCTTCCGTTTCACTGACATCAAAGTCTAGTGTACACCAAAGATCGTATTCGCTGTCTAGGCAAACATATATCATGTTTTCCCAAGGTTTCCAAGAACCGGCATCGTTGACACCTTTAGTCTTAAAACTTTGATTAGCGCCAAAATAAACATGGGTGATGTGTTTAGACTTATCAACATACGATCTAGATTCCTTAACGAGATTAAGCAATGTATAAGGATCGTGAACACCGACTACAAACAATGTAGTCATTCCGTGGGCGGGAGTCTTTTCAATTTCAACCCCGGTGAAAAATTCTACATAATTTTCAACCCCGGTGCTATAGTTTCTCTTCATTCTTCAAACCCTTCTTTGAGTAGTTTATTGTGTTCACGTTTTTCCTCGCACAGAGTACAAAATGTATGTACCCAACCTCCGCCACGACGTTCGCCGATGTTACCGCAACTTTCACAAGTTACGCCTGACATTGATTCAGCCATACGTACCATACCGTCAATAACCTCGTCACCACCTGTGTAATAGAAACGCAATGTGCCAAACTTCTCTTTAACTTGATCTAAGGTCACTTGCGGTACTTGTTTGTACTGCTTGTAACCTTTTTCAAAGTTTTGATTATTCCAATCGATGTGATGTTGAATATTGTCCATGAGCTGATCTAGGATATTGAACCAGCCATCTCCACACTCAAACCCCCAGCACATACAAGTTTCCTGCATGTCCTTGTTGCGGTTCACCATCATCTTGGGATACTTCTCACACAACAGTTTATCTAGTTCTTGTTTCATTTTATCTCATCCGAGGTTTCTGGAAAATGACTGATAATCAAATCCAGTGCCGCAATAGTCTGCATGTTAAGTCCCACGTCTTCTGGATGCAACCAATAGCCGTCTGGATTATCTTCCGTCCTGGGGTTCTTCTTCCACTGCGCTAATTCTTTCTTAAGATACGCACGATAGTCTTTTAGGTTAAGACTGGTTATACGATCCGCAGTTTCACCGTCGATCCACTGATACGGTTTGTGTTTTGCTTTGCTCATTACCAATTCTCCAC